AGGATAGCACAGTTTCGGCTGAAAGTCAAGACCTGCGAGGTGTGAATGTTCTGGGTGTTCTGGAATGCGCATTGAGCGACGCCTACGGCACTGATGCCGAGATCATGTCTCTGAGAGCCGACAGCGAACAGGCACACATAATGTTCCGCTATGGCGGCGAAGCCTATGCTCTTAGCTTCGGGCTGGCGTTTTAGGGGGGTGGCGGAGAGTGACGGAACTTAGTGTGCTTGACCTGAGTGTCAAGACTTTCAATGCGATGAATCGGCTTGGTCTTAAAAGCGTTGAAGATGTGGTGAGCGAGCTTAAAACGATACACGCTTCAAACGCATATCGGCGTGATGTTGAAGATGGCTTGTGCAGATATTTCGGCGGCGGGCGTTTCGAGTTGGGCAAATGGTACGATGGTGATGAATGCGGTGACGGCGAGCTGCTCATCTACGATGACCTCGCCGAAATGGCAGGCAGACCTGTCCTGCGGGAGAGCGGTGACAACTATCAGTGCGTGCTTGTGCTGGGCACTGGAGGGACTGAGGACGAGCCACGCATCGTTTTCAGCGACGGCGGAAGGACAATGCTGAACACAGCTAAGAATTTCCTGACAGCGGCAGAATCGGCCTATTGGTCGATAGGCTGTGCCCTGCCCGCAGTACAGGTAAGCAAGGAGGAAAAGTGCATGAACGAACTTACAGATGCAGTGAGAGCAAAAGACCTTGACCGCCGCATAAAGGTGTCGGCACAGCTGGCACAGCAGTCGCTGTATGATATGTGTACGGCTATCAAGGAGATGAGGGACAGCAAGCTGTATAAGGAGCTGGGGTATCAGAATTTTGAGGATTACTGCGAGAAAGAACATGGTTTCAGCAGAATGCAGGCGCACAGATTTATAGCTATATGCGAAAATCTTTCAGGTGATTTTGTAACATCGATGTTACAAATTGGTACTACAAAGCTGACCCTCTTAGCCCAGCTTGACGAACCCACCCGCACCGAGATAATCGAAAATACCGACCTTGAAAACACCACCGTCCGTGAGCTGAAAGGCAGGATAAAGACCCTTGAACAGCAGGCGGAAGCGGCTGAGGAAAAAGCGGACAAGCTCACTAAGAGCGAGAACAAGGCATGGGGCGAGGTGTCGAAGTTACAGACCGACAGCGAGATGCAGAAAGACAAGATAACACAGCTTGAACAGCAGATAAAGGAGCTGGAAAACAGACCCATTGAGGTCATAGCCAACGACAGCGACGAGGTGCGCCGCCTGAAACTGGCTATGGAAAAGCTGAATGCGGACATAGCAAGGGAAGATGCCCGTAAGGACATGGAAGACAAGATGTTCAGAGACCAGCTCCGTGAGGAGTACGAAGCGGCGCTCCATAAGGCGCAGGTCGAGCATGAAGAAGAATTACAAGGGCTGAGGGAAAGTCTGGCTCAGGCTAAACTTGCAGCGTCTTCCGAAGATAAGGAAAAGCAGGATTTCAAGGCTCTGCTGACAAATGCTGTGGACAGTATAAAGCGGCTGACAGCGTTTGTGCAGGAGCATGACAACGAAGAGTACAAGAGCAGGCTTGCACAGCTTGCCAAGATGATAGGAGGATAAATATGACACTTTACGAAATATCGGACGGCTTTCGTGCGCTGTACGATCAGCTGGACGATATGATCGAGGACGAAGAACTGACAGATGAACAGCGTGAGGATATGCAGCAGGCATGGTTCGACACCCTTGAGGGCATTGAAGCCGAGTTTGAGGAAAAGGCTGAGAATGTGGCTTGCTTCATCAAGGTGCTGAAAGGCGAGGTCGATATGATGGCGGCAGAAGAAAAGGCGCTTGCCGCCCGCCGCAGGAGCAGAGAAAAGCGCATCGAGAGCCTGAAAAACTATCTTCTGGGCAGAATGGACGCTGTACACCTGAAAAAGATAGACCGCCCGAAAGCAAGGATATCCACAAGGAACAATGCGGAGAGCGTGGCGATAGATGATCCGATGGGCTTCATACTGTGGGCGCAGGAGCATAATGACAGCCTGCTGAGGTACAAGGAGCCCGAGATAAACAAGACCGAAGTCAAGCAAGCTTTGCAGGAGGGCGGCTGTCTCCCGCACTGCCATTTGCAGAGGACAAGATCGGTAATCATAAAGTGAGGTAATTTTTATGGGAACAGCAGTATTGGTTTTAGGCTTTTCAGGGAGCGGCAAGTCCGCTTCAATGAGGAATTTCGGTGCTGACGAACTGGCATTGGTCAACGTGAACGGCAAGGCTCTGCCGTTCAGGACGAGGTTCACGAGCACGATAAATTCGGACAAGTATCCCGAAATAATGGCTTTCATCGGCAGGCAGAAAGCAAAGACCATCGTTATAGACGATGTGCAGTATCTTATGGCAAACGAGTTCATGCGGAGGTCTAAGGAAACGGGTTTTCAGAAGTTCACCGACATCGGCAAGAATTTCTGGGAGCTGGTCAGAAGCGTTGAGTGTCTGCCCGCAGATGTGACGGTGTACTTTCTCAGCCACATCGAAACAGGTGAGGACGGCAGGCAGAAAGCAAAGACCATCGGCAAACTGCTTGACGAAAAGATAACGGTCGAGGGTATGTTCACCATAGTGCTGAAAACAGTGGTGGTGGACGGCAAATATCTGTTTGCAACCCAGACGGATGGCACTGACACCTGCAAGTCGCCTATCGGTATGTTTGATAAGATGTACATATCGAATGACCTGAAACTGGTGGACGAAGCAGTGCGGCAGTATTACAGCTTTTCGGAAACAGCGGTATGTGAGGAATGCGGCGGAGCTATCGTGTCCGACGGCAAGCGCACCGTACAGCAGATAATCGAGGGCAGTAAGAAAGCATACGGCAGGCAGCTTTGCATGAAGTGCGTAAAGAAGAAAGTCAAGGAGGCAAAGAATGCCAAGTCTGAGACCGTATCAGAATGACCTAGTCGAGAAAATTCGTCAGGCGTGGCGGCAGGGTGCAAGAGCGCCCTGTATCGTCCTGCCCTGCGGGGGCGGTAAGTCCTGCATAGTGGCTGAAATGGCAAGGCGCACGACCTTCGGGGGCAAGCGGGTGCTGTTTCTGGTGCATCGGCGGGAACTGGTGGAGCAGATAGTGCATACCTTCCGCAGATGGGGCGTGCTGATGGACTTATGCGATGTGATGATGGTGCAGACAGCCACCCGCCGCCTGCACAAGCTGAAAAAGCCCGCCCTTATCATCACCGATGAGAACCATCACAGCCTTGCTCAGACTTACAGGCGCATATACGACTACTTCGCCGCAGTGCCGAGGGTGGGCGTTACAGCGACCCCTGTCCGCCTGAACGGTGACGGTCTGGGCGATGTGAATGACAGGTTGATAGTCGGTGTAACGGCTAAGTGGCTGATAGAAAACGGCTGCCTTGCGCCTTATGACTACTACGCACCCGATGTGGCAGATCTGACAGGTCTGCACACACAGCGGGGTGAGTATGTGGCGGCAGACATCGAAAAAGCCATGATAAAAAATACCGTTTTCGGGGACGTGATAAAGTACTACCGACAGTTTGCGGCGGGTAAAAAGGCGGTCTGCTACTGCGCAAGCATAAAGCATTCGCAGGCAACGGCAGACACTTTCAGCGCAAACGGCATACCTGCCGCCCACATAGACGGCACGACCCCGAAAGCAGAGCGTGACCGTATCATAGCGGATTTCCGCAGGAGCAAGGTACAGGTGCTATGCAACGTTGACCTCATCAGCGAGGGCTTTGACGTTCCCGACTGCGAGTGTGCCATACTTCTGCGCCCCACCAAGAGCCTGACCCTCTACATACAGCAGAGCATGAGGTGTATGCGCTATCGGGCAGGCAAGCGGGCGGTCATAATCGACCATGTGGGCAACTATGCAAGACACGGCATGCCCGATGATGACCGTGAGTGGACGCTCGACAAAAAGCCGAAACAGCAGAAGAAACAGCAGGCAGAGCAGAAGCCTGTGCGCCAGTGCCCCGAATGTTTCTTTACCTTCGGGATAGTTCCCGGTCAGCGGGTGACGCACTGCCCTCACTGCGGGTATGAGTTCCCCGTCAAGGAGCGTGAGCTTGAAACGGACAACAGCGTGGGGCTTGTCAAGGTGGAGGGCTTTAAGCTGGACTTATCTTCGCCCAATGACTGCACAACATATCCCGAGCTGCTGGAGTACGCTAAGGCTCACGGCTACAAAGCGGGCTGGGCTTATTATCAGGCTAAGCGGAGAGGACTGATAGCATGACAGAAGAACACAGAATACAGAATGAGATACGCATAGCGGTATCGGATAAGTGCGTGATATTCCGCACGAATGCAGGTGACTTCTGGCAGGGAGATATTGTATATTCAAGAGAATTCAAACAGAACGTACTGATAAACCTTCGCCGTGTAGAAGGTCTGCCTGACGGATATTCAGATCTTTCGGGTGTGAGGGTATCAGACGGTAAAGCAGTTTTTATCGAAGTCAAGACCGCTAAGGGCAGGGCTTC